AATTAGTAAAAAATTTACCTTTAATTATTTCTACAATTACCAGTACATTAATACAAAATACAACCGGAACAGAAAAGGCGCAAGGAGCCATTCATAATGTTCAATGTTTTGTTAGATAAGCTTCCAACCGAATATGAGGGATTTCCCATCGATTCCGACTTTCAGACCGGAATACAGCTGTGGCAGATATTGGAAGATGAAACGCTTTCCCAATATGAGAAAAATGAAATGTGCCGAGAACTGTTATTTCTGGATAAGGATGCGGAGGGAAATCCTATTGAATTACCGGATATTGGCGTAGCGTTTAATGGGGTACAGTGGTTTTTATCGGAATGGTACAAAGATAGGGCGGATGGAAAAGACAACACCAGAGTGATGGATTATGACATTGATCAGTGGAGGATCTATTCCGCATTCCGGACCCAGTATGGAATTAATCTGAACACAGATAAGCTGCATTTCTGGGAATTTATGGGACTTCTCAATACGTTAAATGAATGTGCTTTTACCAGAATCGCAGGAATACGTCAACAGAAGCTTTCTAAAAATATGAGTCAGGATGAAAGAAACGCATTGAAGGAAGCCAAGAAACGGTATGCGCTCACAGCAGAAGAGGAAAATTCAGATGCAGATGAGGAAGCTATAGATACATTTATGAAATATGTTAAACAAGGAAACTAACCGGTAGCAGAGAGGATGCTATCGCTGACCTGAAATAGATACGGGTGGTGATTTTTTTATGGGTAATTATGACGGATCTATCAAAATGAATACCAAGATTGAAACGAAGGATCTGAACAGTCAGATGCTTTCCGTTGCGAATGCAATTAAGAAAGCAGAGGACGAGATTGTCCGTTTAAATGCCCGTATGGATGAACTGAAAAATAAGAAGATTCCTACTTCGGAATATACCAAACTACAGAAGCAGCTTGAAGATACTCAGCGTAAATTTAATCAGGTGTCGGATACGGTAGCAACGTTTCAGAAGATTGGAACCGACAAAAGTGTAATGCCGTTCCGACAGGCAAGAGATGAGGCACAGGAACTCTACATGAAGGTGGAAGAGATCCGGGGAGCTATGTTCGATTTGGAAGAAAGCGGAAAAGCGTTCACATCCGGTATGGATACCAAAGAATATGCGCAGGCAGTATCCAAGGTGCAGCAGCTATCAGGGAATATTGAAGTTGGCAAAAGGAAACTTGCCGAGATGCAGGACAAGCAAGAGCCTGTGACGGAAGGGTTTTCCCGTATGAGGAAAGCAACGGGCGGGATAGCGACTGCTCTGAATACTGCTTCCAATATTGGGAAAAGGGCATTCCATACACTTGGAAATGTGGCGAAGAAAGCATTTGCTGCTATTACAAGCGGAGCCCGGCAGGGGAATGGGTTACTTTCTACGTTTGCAAGCCGGTTGAAGGGGTTGACTCTTTCCTTATTTATATTCAACTGGATATCAAAGGGATTTAATGCCATGATATCCGGAATGAAAACCGGATTTACAAATTTTGCTGCTTATTCCAGTGGCTTTGCCAATAGCGTACAGGGAATGAAGAATGCGCTCAGCACCTTGGGGAATCAGCTGGCTGCAGCATTTGCACCAATTGCACAGATGGTAATTCCATATCTGTCGCAGTTGATTGGTTATGTGACAAGCGCAGTGAATGCACTGGCACAGTTTATCGCCATTCTGGGTGGTAAATCCACCTGGACCAGGGCAACGAAAGTGCAGAAAGGTTATGCATCTTCCTTAGATGGAACGGCAGCCGCTGCAAAGAAAGCAGCCGGGGCACTGGCGTCCTTTGATGAAATCGAAGTCCTGAATAAGAAAGACGATTCCAGTGCCGGAGGTGGCATCAATCCGGGAAGTATGTTCGAAGAGGTTCCGGTAGGAAAACTGTCCGATTTTTGGAAGAAGTTACTGGATGCGTTCAAAAAAGGTAAGTGGTATGAGCTTGGTAAATTTCTTGGAGAACAGCTGAAAAAAGCACTGGATAACATCCCGTGGAATGAAATTAAGGAAAAGGCACGGAATGTCGGAAAAAATCTTGCAGATCTGATTAATGGTTTTATCGAAGTGGAGGGACTTGGATATTCCATTGGGCGAACACTGGCAGAGGCCTTTAATACCGGATTTGAATTTCTAAACAGTTTTGTCCATGAATTTCATTTTGACTCAATGGGAAGATTCCTGGCAGAGACGTTTAACGGCTTATTTGAAAATATCGATTGGCCGTTGATTAAGGATACATTTGTTACAGGAGCAAAGGGCCTTGCGGATCTGATTAATAATTTTGACCAATATTTTCACTGGGATAATATTTCAGACACCATATCGAATGGCCTTAATACTTTGGCAGCAACCATCACTACGTTTTTCGGGACTGCAGATTGGCTGGATATTGGAAAGAATGTGGGAGAACAGTTGATAAAGTCTATTGAAAAAACAGACTGGGAAAGTGTAGGACGTGCCATTGGTGATGTATTACATTCTGCAATTGTATTCCTTGCCGGTGTGCTTTCTGAATGGGACTGGGGAGTCATAGCAGATGCGCTTAAGGACTTAGTAACAGGCTTCTTTTCTGCTTTTGATAATAGTGAGTTACCGGACAACATAAAAGTTATCGCAGACGCGATAGAAAAATTTGGTATAGCTATTGCTGCGCTGGTAGCTGTTAAAGGTATAGCTGACATGGTTAAGAATGTCAAAGACTTTTTCGGACTATTTGCAGGCGGAACAACAGCAGCAGAAATATCAGCTACATCTGGGTCTATCGGAAAGCTTAATACTGCTCTTTTGGAAATAGCTAAGGTGGCGGCAATACTGGGAGCAGCGGAAGTAGAATTTTCTATTGGAACGCATTTAATAGAAGATCTGTCGGAAGCACTTGGGAAAAATGCGACTCAGGTTGAAAATATAATGCAGCAATATGGATATGGAAGCGGATTCTTACGCGGAAGCATTAATTTATTATCTGATTCATTGGGATCATTTACCACAAAATTAGAAGGACTTCCGTTTGCATTAGAGGGTTCGGCTGGTCAATTTAAAGCATTAGACGAAATGTTATCCAAAATTTCGGATGGATTCATATATTCGGATAAACAGTTGGAGAAAGCTCAGGAAAGATGGAATTTATCAACCGAAGATATGGAAATGCTTAGACAAGCCATGCTTGATGCTAATGAAGATACATTGAAGTGGTCAGATTCGTTTTCGCAATTAAATGATGCGTCTGTTGAAACTTTGATTCAAGTAGGCACTGGATTAAATCTCATAAACGAAGGAGTTATTAAAAATACAGATGATCTTGCAGCACTGGCTGAACAGTCCGGTTATACAAATGAAGCGTTAAGTTTCTTATCGGAATATATGACCGATAATCTTTCTCCGGCTATGGATACCAATACCGAGAGCATAATGGGAAACACTACGGCCCTACAGGAAGAACAGACAGAGCTTACAAATACGAATACGTCTTTAGATACGCATCAGCAGGCATTGGAAAACACCAATACAAAGCTGAAAAATACACAGACTGAAATGACGAATACCAAGAACAAATCTAAGGAAATGGCAGATGGTATTAAAACAGACAGTGGAAATGTAAAAAAGACTACTGATGAGGTATGGCCACAGGTCGGAAATAAGATGAAAACAGAGATGCTGCTTGCACATGATAGCATCTGTGAAATGCTGGCGGGCATTACGGCAGAAATCAATAACGTACTGGACGGGATTGGTGCCATTATGAAAGCCGGTGCAAGTGCTGGCGCGAGCATTGGTTCTTCGGTATTGGCATCGGTACAGAGTGTCCAACCCCAAAGCATTGTGCAAGCTATTCCACACTTGGCTTCGGGATCTGTGATCCGCGGAGGTGATCCATTTGTAGCACTTCTTGGAGATCAGCCACGGGGACAAACAAACGTAGAGGCTCCGTTAAGTACAATTAAGCAGGCGTTACGGGAGGAATTGTCTGGCATGAACCACAACAGCGGTGTGAGTCCTACTGTTGTATTAAATATAGACGGACAGGAATTTGCACGGCTGACACTGGATGCCATACTCAATGAAGCCAGTAGACAGGGATATGACGTTAGTGTATTGGGGGTAGGATAAATGGTATTTCAGAGAGGTATAAGTGTAGATGGCATGTACTTTGATATTCCTATGGTATCCCTAAAAAGAGAAGCTAAGGTTCTGGATAAGTATGCAGAACGTGAAGAGGAAAGCGGAGTACTGCTTAGAGAACTTATTGGTGTGTATTATAACTTTACCCTAACGGTGGGATCAAGCAAATATTTTGGAGAGACGGACTATGAAACATTCTGGGATAAGATGACAGAACCGGTTCCTTTCCATGAGATCTCCATTCCAATTAAGGACGGAAACTACACATTTACTGCTTACATATCCAGCGTGTCAGATGAATATGAAAAAATTCTGGAAAACAAGGCAGTATTTAAAGGATTTACTTGTAAATTCATAGCACAAAGACCAGCGAGGACACCATGAGAACGACAGGATTTTATGCAAAGTATGAGCTGTATGATACGACAGCACGTGAAGACAGCACGTTGACAACTGCATATAACCAGTCTTTCGGGGATATTTCAAAGGCAAAAGAGGATATTTCCTCACCGGACTATGGCACTCTGGAACAGGATTACTTCCTATTAAATGGATCCCATGCAGAGATGCCGGACAATCCGGATGATGTAGTTTTCTTCTCTTCGGAGATGTCCGGAGCAGACGGGATCTTTACAGACAATCCACTGCTTATCATCCTGTTTACCGAGAATCATACCTCTGCCTGCCTGACTTTTCATTTTGTTGGGGATCATCCGCTGGAAATGAAGATCCGGTGGGTGGATGGAAACGATAATTACATCGAGTATGCAAGCTATGAGGTGAACAGTAATAAGTTTGTTGCCTGGAAGCAGGTGGAGAATTACCGCCGGTTGGAGATTGAGTTTACCAGGGCCAAGCCGTACCGGTACGTGAAGTTCCGGTACATTGAATACGGCACGGATATTATCTGCGGTGTAGATGGTTACCCGGTGAAGGAAGCCAAGCTCGTAGAGGAATGTGATCCGATTTCCAATAAGATCGCCATCAATAAGCTGACCTTCAAACTGATTGATACCGGAAACGACTTTGATGTCGGGAACATGAGCGGTATTCACAAGGTATTCCAGTCCGGGCAGAAAGCCCTCGCCTATGAAACCGTTAACGGGGAAGCGCAGCTTCTCGGGGCGTTCTTCCTGGATGATTACTCAACCACGAAAAACGTGGCAACGATATCCCTCGTGGATTACAAGGGGCTTTTGAGTAAGCATACCTTCCGAAATGGAAAAGTTTATACCGGTGAACCGGCGGGAGAGGTCATCGATCAGATCATGGCAGCAGCCGGGATCACTGATTACTCCGTAGATGAGAAAACCAGAGCCACACCGCTTTATGGGTGGCTGAAAATACAGGACTGCAGGAAGACTCTCCGGGAAGTCCTCTTTGCCTGTGGATCCGTGATCGACAGCGGCAGAAGCGAGACGGTGAACATTTATAAACCGTCCAGAGTGATCCATACAACGATTCAGAGATCTCGGAAGTTTTCCACCACACCGAAGAATCAAAGTTACATATCCGATGTGGCGGTTAAGTTCCCGGTGTACTCACTGGATGAGGAAAGCAAGGAGATATTCAAAGGGGCATATTCTCCCGGAACCTACACGGTGGATTTATCCTCACCTGCAGCAGAAATGACGATCACCGGCGGTACGATTACAGAACAGACCAACAATTACGTGACCTTTACCGTGGCGGAAGAGGGAGAAGTCGTTGTATCCGGCCGGAAGTATAGTAAGGAAGATTTAACGGTGACGACATCTGTTGAAAAGGTGGATGCGGGAGAAAGCCGGGAAACTAAGAGCTTTACCTGTACGGTGCTCAATGCTTCACAGGCTGCAGACCGGGCACAGGCGATTCTCGATTATTATGATCTTCGACTCAATCTGAAAATCAAATTCCTTAACGAGGGGGATAAGGTTGCTGACTGGGCGGAAGTATTTAACGCAAACCGCCAGTTCGGAAGTTATGTGGCAGGCATTGAAAAGATGACTACGGACCTTACCGGTGGGTATATCTCGACTGCGGAGCTCCGGGGATATTACAAGCTGGTGGAAGATTTTTATTATACAGGTGAGATCATTGCCGGAGAGGAGTTTGGAGGGTATTTATGATATTTATATATGACCGTAGCCAAGCAGATATTGAGAACAGGACAGAAAAGGGATATATCAATGCTTCTAACCTTGTGCGTGTGGAAAGTAACACGGAGCAAATAGCCGGATGTATTGCAGTTCCGGTATCGGTAAATAAGTTATGGAACAATGGAGATTTGCCAAGAGTATCCGACTTCAAGAGGATTCGTGACAATGTGGAGCGTATAAGGAACGGATTTGTGATTTTGCCCACCACTCCGGAAACACCGGAACAACCTCTGAACACCTGGCAGAAGTGGAACGCCATTGAACATATCTTACATGATGTGTACCAGATATATGATAGCAACCTTAACAACCGTAATTATTGTGGAGAGATATCCGCAGGAGAAGAGATAGGAGTGATTTGAAATGGCATTTGTAACAAAAACTTGGAAAGACCGTCTGGTAGAATTTGCTGGCCGGAGAAAACTGAAAAATGTATCTACCAATGAAGAGGTGCTGTATGATGTAAGCCGTTCAGAGGGAACTGTGATGCAGGCAGGGGATAGTTTTAACGCTACGAATATGAATGAGTTGGAGCAGCGAATCAAGACGGAATTTGACAATGTAAACAGTAGTTTGGGTGGATTATCATTCGCCCAGGATGAAAATGGTAAATGGGGTTACAAGGTAGGTGCTGATGCAGTAATCCCTTTTAGCTCTGGTGGAACAGTAACATTGACATTTCCAAATCAGAGCAGATATGCCGATCAAGCCGGTACTGTAGTAAGTGGGACATTGACATTATCTATTGATTCGGATGGTGTTTCTATAGTGTCAAACAATATATCTATACAAACGATTTATGTACAAAGACCAAATATGACTGCTACTTGGACACCTACTGTAACAGCAAAGCTTATTTGACAGCGGTACACAACCAGGTATCATCTTGAAAATGATACATTATTGATGGTAAGGCTTGAAAGACCGTAGCTGGTGTGGTTTCCATATGCATCCCAACCACCTACCCCAACTGCGCTTCCACTCGAATCCGTCGTTGAATAATCAGTTATTTTACCACTGTCAATAATCAGAGTAATTGTTCCGCTTTTGGTTAATGTACCACTATCACCTGATTGTCCCTTATATACAGATGCAGAATGACTATATCCGATTGAAATATTTCCACTAATGCTAAAAGGGTACACTGTATCTGCACCATCCAACTTATAGCCTAATGAACAATCTTCATTGACTATGAGTTGTATCCTTCCACCACCCAAACTACTGTTTAACACACATAAAGCACCGGTCGCTTAGTGCCGGAGAAAGGAGCAATGCTCACATGAAAAAAATCAGATTAGTCGATCAGACAGAAATTGAGATTTATAACATTACCCAGTCGGGAGATACTCTGCAGATTGATATCCTCAATGGGGATGCAACCGCACTGGAAGAGATCTTCAAGGATGCGGACAACCTTTCCGTGATCCAGTATTACGTTGGAGAAGATCTGATGATTGCCTATGCGCGGTTCGATCAGCTGCAGTCTTACGCAAAGAGAATGAGTCAGGTACTTGCCGTCGACTATACCACTGAGGACGAGACTACAGACAGCGGTTTTGCAGAAACTAAGGCCGATGTCCTTACTGTGACACTGGCAAAACTTCCGAAGATTGTGGCTGTGGCAGACCAGACAGATCAGAATACTGCGGACATTGACTATATTGCTATGGAAACGGGGGTAAATGTGTAATGGCAGCAAAGAAGCATTCAAAGAATTTTCAGAAAGTGAAGAACTATTATGATCGGGGCCTGTGGGATATCGACAGGGTATACAGTGCCGTAGGCAAGTGGATCACAGAAGCAGAGTACAAAGAGATTACCGGTTTTACATATCCGGACAAAGAGTAAGTACCTAAGAGCCAGTAGAGAATTGGCTTTACTGGCTCTATTTTGAAAGAAAAGAGGGGAAGATGATGCCGAATCCTATCATTGTGTACATACAGGCTCACTGGGTAGACTGGCTGTTTGCAGCAGCCATCGGACTACTTGGTTTTATGTATAAACGTATTGTGAATCAGTTGAAAGAAGAGAAGAGGAAGAATGATGCTCTTATGTTGGGAGTGCAGTGCCTTTTGAGAGAGAGCATAGTGGCCAATTACAATAAATACCAGGACAAAGACTATTGCCCTATTTATGCAAAGGAATCCATCAAACGGGTATATGAGGCATATCACAATCTTGGTGGAAATGATGTGGCTACAAAGCTATATCATACCTTGCTGGATATGCCGGAGGAGCCCAAGGATGAATAATAAGAAACCACGAAGTGGAAGACAGTCAACCTATACGAAAAAGATGATGTCCCGGATCATCAATATTGCCCTGGTTGATATGCAGCTTCCGTTTGTTCTGGCTCTGCTGGGACGGTCGGACATTGCTGAAACGCTGGGAGGTATTATTGTGACGGAAGTGATCGGAGTATTTCTGGTATACTGCGCAAAATCATTTTTCGAGACACGAGAGTCTGAAAAAGTAAGAATGGAAGAAATAAAAATGGAAGCCGGTTCGGAAGAACCGGACTCAGAAGAAATGGAGGAAATTAAATTATGAATGAAGTATTATTTGAAATTTTGAAAGCAGTAATCTTATTGGCAATTGTACTGGTGGTAAGATATTTGATCCCCTGGCTTAAGCTGCAGGTTGAAGGAACGAAAAATGAATGGCTTGTGAAGTGGGCGGAGTTAGCAGTAAGATCCGCAGAGCAGACTATTCTCGGTGATAAGACAGGACCGGAAAAGAAAGCTATTGTAACTAAATTTTTAAAGGAACAGTTGCAGCAGAAAAATATTTCGATTTCCGATGAACAGCTTAATACATTAATCGAAGCAGCCGTTTATGCGATGAAGCAGGAAAAAGTATGAATAAACAAGATAAAATAGTCCTGATCTTACTAATCGTGTATCTCGTTTTTGCATTACTGGCGGCATGGAAAACGAAACCGGTGCAGTACCGGGATGTAAGACACCAGATCGAGAGCGAGGCGATAATTTTATGAAAAGGATAGTCGAGACAGTAAAAAGCATTTTATTGGTAGTGGCAGTTCTGGTGGGAGTTGTGTATGTGATTACAATCCCAATTGGCTGCCTGATCTATGCAATTGTGAATGGAGGGTTTATGTGATGGCAACACAGGCACAGATAAAAGCATTTATTGAAAGAATCGCACCGATCGCACAGGCAAAGTCTAAAGGGCGGGCATTGCCGTCTGTGTGTATAGCACAGGCGTGTTGTGAGTCTTCTTATGGGACAAGTCCCAAGATGATCCGGGCGAACGCAGTATTTGGTATTAAAGTAGGTAAGTCCAAGTGCCATTTCGGTACTGCATGGCATGATAAGGCATACAGCACCCGGACCAAGGAATGCTACGATGGAAAGACTTACACCAATATCACGGACCTGTTCCGGGCATATGATAGCATAGAGGACGCTGTGGAAGATTATTATGATATGCTTGGCACCTGCAAGCGGTACAAGGATTGCGTCAGTGAGAGAGACCCGCGCAAGTGCATCACAGCAATCAAAAATGGTGGGTATGCCACAGCACCGGAGTACATTAAAACCGTTATGAGCATTATCAACCAATATAATCTGACCAAGTATGACGGTGTTGCGACATCGCAACCAACACTCCGCAAGGGCAATCGCGGCACCGATGTAAGGACTTTACAGACGTTGCTTGGCGATAAAGGATATACGGTTTTGGTAGATGGTATCTTTGGCAATAAGACATATGAGGCGGTTAAAGCATTTCAAGCAGACAGAGGACTTGTTGTTGATGGTGTAGTTGGAGTGAATACGTGGAAAAAATTATATCAGTAGTAAAGGATCCCGGCGGTAAGCCGGGATTTTATGTATAAAGCAGTAGTTTAGATCTTTATATAATGGAGTAGTAGATTTGGAATCACAACTGAGAAATCCCCCTGACCGCCGGAAAAGGCAGCAGCGGTAGAACCAAAATCAATCGACTGGTCGATCGAAAGATCCGTTTTCGGATCCATGTTATTCTTTTTCAGAATGTATTCAAATACCATCTCGGGCATACCGCCGGCACGACCGCCAAGAACGGTCTTTCCCTCTAACATTTCCCATTGGAAATCTTCAATCGGTTCTCTGGAAACCAGAAAGTTTCCGGCCCGCTGGGTAAGCTGCGCAAAATTTACCACATAATCGGAAGCCCCACCTGCATAGGTATAGATTGTGGACTCGCTTCCCATAAAACCGATGTCCGCTTCATCGGTCAGAACTGCGGTCATGGTTTTGTCGGCACCGAAGCCGGTGACCAGTGTCACATCAAGACCTTCGTCGGCAAAATAACCTTCCTCGATGGCAACATACATCGGCGCATAGAAGATGGAATGGGCCACTTCATTTAAGGTGATGCTTTTCAATGAAGCCTCGCCGGAAGTGGCAGGAGAAGAACTGCTGCATCCGGGGAGTGCAAGAAGCAGTGACAGAACCAGGAGCAGCACAAAGGGCAACGTTTTTCTTTTTTTCATAAAACCTCCAGAAAAGATACCCGCAAGCGGGCATTTTGGTTGATAGTTTATGGTATGAGCACATGAAAAAAGAGTGACACGTGTGAAGGGGAAAGCGGTAGACAGCACTCGACAAAATATGTATAATGGTAGCAAAGGGAATCGGCCCAGAAAAGATGGAGGGAAAATAAATGGGATTAATTAAAGCAGTACAGAGCGCTGTTGGCGGCGTGGTTGCAGATCAGTGGGAGGAATACTTCTACTGTGATTCTTTGGAATCTGACGTATTGGTGACTAAGGGACGTAAGCGTCAGAAAGGTCGTGGCGCAGGCAATAACAATGGGGAAGATAACATTATTTCAAACGGATCGGTTATCGCTGTTAATG